TTTAGCGAACGATAAGCAGTTCATCCGGTTTACAAATCAACGAGGCCAGGGCGGGGCTGTCAGTATAACCCTGACAGGCTTATATCTTTACGACTCCGGTAATCAACATCTCATAGCTTCGCCGACTGCTGCTGTCGGGGTAGTCTCTGGTAATACCATTACCTACCCTGGTATATTTCAGGGGGTAGATCTGGAGTTCATCTCCCTGGAGACAGAACTTAAAGAAAATATAACCCTTCATCCAGAATTTAAACAGACCCTCCCCGATCCCGCTTCGCTGGGGTATAAGCCCGCTACGACCAGGATCGCGATCGGAGTAAAATTCGAATCCAATAACGGAACCCGAAAGTCTGAAAGGCTGGCTTTCCTGGATGCCACGGGCCAGGAAACGATCTGGGTCGGGGCTGTCCAGGCCAATGACTTTAACGAAAAACCTCTGGAGACCTTCGACCAATACTCTGATACTGGCGATTACCTTTACGGTATCTCCTATAAGGACAGCCAGGAAGCAGCTTACCCGATCATTATCGACCCGACCATATACACAACATCAACTACGAGTGGTTATTTAGGTAGTAATATAGGTACTGGAACTAAATACGTTTATGGTGGCGGCTCGAACCCTTTTAGAGCCGGTTCTGATGGTACTAACTACTATAGGTCTTACTACAGATTTGATCTGTCGACGTATACTGGGGTTACAATCGGAACTGGAACTTTTTCTGTTTATCCGACAGCAGCGGGTTCTCAGACAATAGCTCTGTATCAAATATCAGACTGGCTTACTTTAGATACAGTCGACTGGACTGCTACTGTAGTAAGAATGGTAGGTAACTACGGGTCTACTATTAACCAGTATATCGCTAAAGACGTTCGAGCCGATGTTGCGATGAAACTGGGAAGCTGGGTAGCTTTCTATCAGAAGTGGGTATCCGAGGCCAGCGGATTCAATACTGCTATGCTGATGCATGGTTCTACTGCTGCGAATAAACCTAAACTGGACTTCACAACTTACCCGACCTTAACCCAGAATACCGCAACCGCTGGAGATACTCAGGTAACGGTTAACTGGACGAACTCCGGGGGTCTGATCTCCGGGGATAAACACAGGGTTTATTATATGGCAGGGACGGGTCTTTCCGCTGCTACGGTTAAAGGTAATAATACCTACGTCGAAACTTCAGACTATGCCGATACTTCGAAAATAATTACAGGTCTCGTTAACGGGACAAATTACTGCTTCATAGTCGTTGACGTTATGATGGCAGCAGGAAATATCTGTATGGGTACTACGTCTAATGTGATCGAATGTACCCCACATACTCCGACGACTCCGGTCAGTTTTTCGGCTGATACCGTTCGTTCACTCCAGGCCACGTATACGGTTAAAGGTGATACGGTAAGACAATTATCTGGGACTAATACTTTTAAAGCCGATACCCTTCGTAAACTGCGAAAGGCTGTCCCGACATTAAAGGCTGATACCTTTCGAAAAGTTCAGAGGCAGGAAACGGTAAAGGGTGACACGCTACGAAAGCTACGGAGGACGGTAAACTTTTTAGCGGACACGATAAGGAAACTTCGCCGAAACGTAACCCTCCAGGCTGACAGCCTCCGGGTCGTTCGAAGGATCGAGGCCATAAAGGGAGACACGTTCCGAAAAGTTCTCCGGGTTGAAGCGATTAAGGGGGATACCTTCCGTAAGGTTCGCCGGGGTGAAACGGTTAAGACTGACACAGTAAGGAAACTCCGGGCCACGAATACTGTTAAGGCTGATACTGTTCGTAAAGTCCGGGTTAACTTAATCCTGACAGCGGACACGGTTCGGAAGCTACGAAAGAACTTGACCTTCGCGGGAGATACGATAAGGAACGTAAGGAAGACAATAACCTTCCAGGGGGACACGGCTCGAAACATACGGGTTAACCTGAACCTGGCAGCTGACACTTACCGTAAACTGACCAGGACGGTAACTTTCGGGGGCGATACTCTCCGGGTCGTTATCCGGTCAAATACGATAACCTTTAGGGCCGATACCATCCGTAACCTGATCCGGTCAGAGACCATCCAGGCCGATACCCTCCGTAAAGTCCAGCGAGAGGAAACTGTCCAGGCTGATACCTTCCGTAAGCTGACCAGGGTAGAAACGGTAAAGGCCGATACTTTACGTCGGTTACAGAATAATGTCGCTGTAGCAGCGGACACGTTCCGAAAGGTCTTACGGGCTGAGACCCTGGTAGCGGACACTCTACGGAAACTACGGAAAAATGTCGCTGTGGTAGCGGACACTTACCGGAAGATCGTCCGGGTCGAGACCGTGAAGGTCGATACTTACCGGAAAGTTATCCGGGGGCTTATATTTAAGGCCGATACCCTTCGAAAACTTCTTATCACGGTTATGGTAAAGGCTGACACGGTTAGAAAGTTAAGGGCCGGTATCATGTTTAAAGCTGATACTTTACGAAGGGTGACAGTAAGGGCGATGTTACAGGCCGACACGATTCGGAAGGTTAACAGGGTCGAAACGGTGAAGGTTGATACCCTGCGGAATTTACGTAAGACCCTGACTTTTGCAGCGGATACCCTGAGACGGATGTCAACTACCGGGAGTACAGTTTTCGCGGTAGATACCCTTCGTAGAGTGGTCGTTACGGTTAACCCGAAAGCCGATACCGTTCGCGGAGTCCAGGTTACAACCGAGGTTAAGGCTGATACGGAAAGACAATTACAGGCGACGGTAACTGTTATAGCTGATACTCTACGGAAGACCCGGATCAGGTTCCAAGGTCTTTTCGATACCCTGCGGGCAATTTTAAGGAACGTCCGTAAACATTCCCCGGACTACAACGTCAGCGAGATTGATGACAGATACGAAATTAGCGAGATTGACGAACGGTTCGAGGTCAGCGAGATTAACGATCATTATGTAGTTTCGGAAACGGACGATGGGTTCGCTGCCGTGGAACTTGAATTTAACTATAATTATGTGGAGGATGGGATCGAAATGAAAACTTTTAGTCTGGGTGAAAGTAAGGAGGTAGGGATCGAATTTAGTTCCACGGACGGGACGAATTTCGAGGTGGCCTCCGCGACCTATACCTATAAGAGTTCAGACGGGGCGACTACTTATTCTACCGGAGGGGCCACGGTTGACGGTAAAAAGGTTTTTATTCTGCTGACCCCGGAGGTCGCGGGTTATTCTCAGGTAGTACAGTTTACGGTAAGTTTACAGCCGTTGACTGCCGAGGGACTACCTGACCCGACGAAAAACGTAGAGATTATTAAGGCCAGCGTTACGGTGAATGTAGTATAAAACACGGACCAGGGCGACTGTCGAAAGTCGACGGGGTAATAGTGAGGAAAGTCTAACATATAGAATTCGGTGTTTATGCGGTCGACGGGATATAGTGAGGAAAGTCTAACGTATATAGTGAGGAAAGTCTAACACGTTAAGGGCTAATAGTGAGGAAACCCTCACACGTATATGTTAGAGAAACCTCACACTAACTATAACCCTAATAACTATACTTACTAATAATATAAAGATGTATTCATACTGTTGCCGTTAGAACTTACTATAATTCTATCCCCGGAAATGGGAAACATTCCGTCGCCGGGGGGTCTGAAAAGATTGGTAAAAGTAGGGGGAAAACAGGGGGATTTCGTTAAGAATGACCCCTTTTTATTACCGTTTTAGTGGCTGATTTTCGGGGTTCTAACACATTTTCAGAGGCTTTAGGGATGTATCTTGAATCCTAGAGCCGTAAGGCTTACGGTGGATTTACGATTAAAGGAGGTTTTAAGATGAAGACATATAATGGTCGCGAGGCCCGCCGACTAGAGAGCCTGGGTCGAAAACTAACCGAGTCCCAGCGTAGGGCTGCTGAGTTACTAGCTCTCCCGGATGTGTACCAAATGACCATAGAACAGATCGCGAAGAAGGTCGGGGTCTCTACTGTCACGATATACCGCTGGAAAAGGAACGACGACTTTATAGCGTATAAGAACGCTATCGCTGATCAGGCTATGGATGACTTTTTATCGGAGGCTTACGATATGCTGCGTAAGCTGGCTCGTGGGGCGAGAACCGACACGAACAAACTAAAGGCTCTCGAACTCGCTTTAAAGAATAGGGGCAAGTTAAACGAAGTAATGAAGGTCGACGCTACCCTCGAAGACAAGCGGACCCAGGAAGACATCGAAGCAGAGATCGACGAGATACAGAAGGAACTGGATAAGATGGCCGAGTATGAAAGGGATGAGGAGTAATTAACTCATCTGTCTCTGTTGTAATATATGATGTGTTAGGGTATAATAGGACCAGGAAACCGTATTAAATGACCCATTATCCCATTAAATACACATCATATATGAGAGGGGGACTCTGCTACCATGATCAAAGCATTCTTAGAGAACCTCGTAAACGAAGGAAAGACCGACGCGACCGTGAGGCAGTACCGATCGAGCCTGGAAAAGTTCGAGAGATGGCTGATTCTCGGAGGGGGGTACGGACGGGGGACCGGGGGGTTCGGGGGGCGGCAGAACGGTCCTGAAAAATACAGAAAAAATTTTAAAAACGGGACGGGTCAGCGAAGCTCCAGCGAAACCCCCTCGACAATCCCGGAAGCCGACCGTGAATCCCCGGAACCATCCAGAGTGGACCCGGACACGATAATTCACGCGACCCAGCTTGACATCGCTAACTTCAAGCGGTGGGCGAGTCAAAACTATAAACCCCGGACCGTTCAGTTAAACCTGATTCAGTTATCCGTCTTCTTTAAATGGCTCGTAAGCCGGGGAATTATCCCGGATAATCCCTGTACAAACATCTCCCCTGTTACCGTTCAGCAGGAGGCTCCGAAGTGGCTCGAACGTAACGAACAGAACAGCCTGATCCGGGCTGTCCGTAAACACGGGAACCAACGGGAACTAACGATAATAACCCTGCTGCTGCATACCGGGATCAGGGTCCAGGAACTCTGCGACCTTCGTATAATGGACGTTAACCTATTCGAAAGGAAGGGGTCCATCGTTATCCAAAGCGGTAAAGGGGGTAAATATCGGACAGTACCGTTAAACCTTGACGCTCGGAAGGCGATCGAAGACTACCAAAAGAGCCGGGAGGTCGAAGGGATCGACAGCCAATCGAACGGAGCAGCCTACTTGTTCACGACTCAACGGTCGGACAAAATGACGACCAGGGGGGTCCAGTTTATGTTCGAGAAATACGAGAGAATTACAGGTATTACCGTTACTCCCCACGTCCTGCGACATACGTTCGGACACGAGCTGGCTGTTCGTAAAGTTCCCCTGGATGTTATAGCGAGGCTAATGGGCCATATGAAACGGGACGGATCGCCGAACCTCGCGATGGTAACTCGCTATACCATTCCAGGGAACGGAGATCTAGAGAGGGCGGTCGAAGAATTAAGCTGGAGATAATTAACTACATTCTATAAGGTTGATGATTAATCTCTATTATTGTTATTTTCATCGGCTTTGTCTTTTTCAAGTAATTTGGCAGCTGCTTGTTGTGGGTTTAAGCTAAAAGTCCTCAATCGTAAAGGTTCGCCTTCCTGCCACTTCTGGTAGATATATATTATTACCGCTCGTCCTAGGGTTAATAACCAATCCTGAAAGCCGGTAATTTGAACAATAACCATACCCCTAACAACAAAAAGGTATTCCAGGAAAAAGTAAGCAAAGACTAAATCCACGATTGCGTTAGTAACCATATAAATTAAGAAATTACCAGTGGTGAACTTTAGAATCCACATTGTTACAACCGGATATAAACCAAAAAGGAATGGCGTCATCTCATAAAGAGGAAAAACTGTTTCACGAATAACCCAGAATCCAAACCTGACACCTGCATCAATAACTATTGTAGATATTACTATGGAGAATAGAGCAGCGGGGATATAGCGTTTGATGTCTTCTTTTTTCATAAAAAACAAAGTAAGCCAAGGAACGATGAACATTGACCATAAAATAATTTGGTTAATCATAGTGAACCCCCTAACAGTAAGTGTCTTTAATTATTTTTACCTGCAATTTACACTTTATACTTCTTTTCCCGAAGTTTAAAGCAAACGAATTGTTGAGAAAATATCACGGTAGATAAAATAGTTTTACTTCTATCCTCCTTTTATGGTATAATTTGAAAGGTTTGGGTTAAGGGGGGTTAATCGATGGATAATGAAGGGAAAGAAGAAATTGCTAAAGAGTTCGAACTTGTATTAAAAGAAATAGAACTGTCGAAGACAACCGATGAAAGACAAAAAGCAATAGAAAAGGTTTTAAAAATTGCTAAAAGTTACGGAGAAATGTGTAGTACCTCATATAAAAGAGAAACCCGGTAACGGAGACGGCAAGGAACTGTTCTGGCTATAAAACTGGATACCACAAATTACCTACGATAAAGACGCGAAAGCGTCTTTTTTGTTTTAAACAAAACCCTCTTTTTAGCCTTACTTACAGGGTAGAAAAAGGTTTAAATACAGGAGGGCATATGGAAAAGTATATTAACAAGGTCGTATCAGGGGACTGCTTAGACATTATGCGGGGTATCCCATCGGAGAGTGTGAACGCGATAATTACCGACCCTCCCTACGGGATCGACTACCAATCTAATGCTCGTAAGGGAACGAAAAAACTCCCGAAAATCCTAAACGATCAGCATCCGTTTATCTGGTGGCTTTACGACGCTAACCGGATACTCAAGGACGGGGGAGCATTAATCTGTTTTTGCCGTTGGGACGTACAGGAGGCTTTCCGGTCCGCGATCGAGTGGGCGGGGTTCGACGTTAAGTCCCAGGTCATATGGGATCGGGTTCTGTATGGGATGGGCGACCTCAAGGGGGCTTTCGCTCCCAGTCACGACGTTATCTGGTTCGCTGTTAAAGGTAAATTCGCCTTTCCGAATAAAAGACCGAAGTCTGTTATAGTGAGTCAACGAGTAAATGGAAGCAGCCTAACCCATCCGAATGAAAAACCCGTCGACCTCATGGAGCAGCTAATCGTATCTGTGACGAGGGAAGGGGAAACGGTCTGCGATCCGTTTATGGGAAGCGGGACGACTGCGATTGCTGCGTTAAATACGGGTCGTCATTTTATCGGAATCGAAAAGGATATAAAGTATGTCGAGTTGGCTAACGAGCGGATTGATACCTATTTTAAAAATAAAATTGCGTAAGACCCTTCGGGGTCTTTTTTCATTATCGTATATTTACGAGCTTTAAGATGAAGAACGCAAAATTGCTGGTAACATTAACTAGATTCTCTGTGTTTTTATTGCGAGAATTTTAAAAATTATTTTCTATATATCCCGTACATTGAACTCAAGTTTTTTGTTATAATTGTTGAGGTTAACTAGCCAGAAAATATCTTAATTTATTTTTAAGAATTAAGGGAGAATAGAGCAGCATGTGTTCAACAAAGCATATTACGATTGATCTTTTTTCCGGGGCAGGAGGACTAGCCGAAGGATTTCGAGCGGAAGGATTTAAATGTCTTTTTGCAAATGACTTTGATAAAAATGCTATAAAAACTTTTGCTCGCAACCATTTGGAAGGGATTGTATCTTCAGATTCAGTTGAAAAAATAGTTCCAGAGGAAATTAGAAAAAAATTAGGACTTGATAGGGGGCAACTAGATGTCTTACTAGGAGGTCCACCCTGCCAGGGTTTTTCAACTTATGGGAAAAGAGACCCTAACGATATTCGAAATAAATTATATTTATACTATCTTTCCTTTTTAGATGAATTTAGACCAAAAACTTTTGTATTCGAGAATGTTGTAGGCATACTCTCAATGCAAAATGGTAAAGTCATAAATGAGATAACGAAGGGATTAGAGAAGTTAGGGTATGGAGTAAAGGTTCATGTTCTAGATTCAGTAAATTTTGGAGTTCCTCAGTTCCGTAAAAGGGTATTTATCCTAGGAGCAGCCGAAGGGAAAGATATTCCAACGCCAAGAGCTACACATTTTATTGGCTCAGATCAAATACCTATTAATCTTTCTTTGTTTGAGGATAATCTAAGTGAAAAATTGATGCCAGCAGTGACAGTCAGAGAGGCTATAAGCGATCTTCCAGATGAAGCTTTAACTCCAAAAGATACTCACCAACATTTACCATATAATTCTAGTGTTTGTTTAAGTAATTATCAAGTTAATATGAGGGACGGGTCGAAAAACATAACTCATCATTCTGCAAAACAAATGCTAGGAATAAGAAGGTTTCGTTTAGCTTTGCTGAAACCTGGTGATTATGGGACAAAAATAAGATCACGCTTATTAGAGGATGGACTTTCGGAAGACTTATTAAATGATTTGTTAGGTGGAAATGGAATAAGAGACGTTCAAGGATGCAGGACTGAAGACCGTATAAAAGAAGAAGAACTTAGGAATATTTTGTTAAAGGGTCATATAAATATTGACGAGGTTTTAGATACCATAGATGCTAAAGGTTTTGCAAATAAATATAGAAGGTTGGGTTGGGATGTACCGGCTCATACGCTAGTTGCTCATATGGCTAGAGACTGCTCCGATTTTGTACATCCTGAAGTCGATCGTTTTATTACTGTTCGAGAGGCAGCAAGGCTCCAATCTTTCCCTGATACTTACATTTTTGAGGGATCGCAATTTGCCCAATTTAAACAGATAGGAAACGCAGTCCCTCCAAAACTTGCAGCCGGAATTGCAAGGGCTGTATTGCAATTTTTACATCATGAGAATTAATACTCTTATACTGTTATTAAGTATTGCAATAACTTGTCAGGATTTTCTGTTACATCAACATAGTAAATACGCTTCCCGCTTTCTGTTGTCTCTAAGGAAGGTACACTTCGAGTATTAAAACTGAAACAAGCATTAAATTCTCCATGCTTCTCAATATATAAACGTTTATCTGAAGGTTTAGCTGGTGTACCAAGCTCCCCTTTATTTATTAAATCTCCTGCCGGTGGTGGGAAGGATTTGACGTCTAAGGTTGCAAGAATACTAAGAAATCCTTCTCTCATTAATATTCTACTTGTTGGAACATCATCCGAAACTCTTTCAGCTAGACTTACTTTTGCATGAATAGCCCCTAAAACTCCAAAGCCATCGAGACCCCTACCTCGTGCTATACCAATTTTTTCGATTAGTAGATCTATTTTACTACTTCCTATCTCATCTCCTATTTCTAAGCGAGTAAGAGCATTTTCCTTTTCTTTATGAGAAAAGAGAGTTCTTAATCGTAACCCAGATTGCTTCAGTAGGGGATTATATTTATTAGCTAAAAACATCTCAAAAGCATCACCCGATGAACGTACCCAACTTTGTTCAGGATTAGTACCTCCTGGCCTAATTTTTAAATAACTACGATATATTACATGATGCCACAAATCAGAAGGGTTTTCCTGGGGGCAAAGTTCTATAGCTAGTTGAAATGCTTTAGCAATAGCCTCGCGATTTTTAACTTTTGGTTTTTCAAGCAATTGCTCAAGATTCTGAACAATTCTTATGTAATTATCTTCTGAGGTGTTAGGTAGATTAACAATGCGTTGACCTAAATTTCCAAAATCAAGTGGTAACTGCAAAATTCATAGCTCCTTTATATTTTGTTCTAATATATTAAAAATACTAGATATATTAATATGTAAAGCTGATGCAATTTTGTGGATATTAACTAATGAAATATTTCTATCGCCACGTTCTACATCGCTAATGTATGTACGATGAAGCCCACATAGTTCTGCAAGTTTCTCTTGGGAGAGATTCCGTTGTATTCTACATTCCCTTAATGCTTTGCCGAACTGCTTTTGTATATTCATAACAAGAAAAATATCCTTATGTAGACGATTAGTCTACAGACTATACGTGACATATTAAACTTAATTAGTATATCCGTATTATTTTTTATTATTTAGGGCGTTTCTTAGGGTCAAGGATTTTATTTGCTGCTTTGTTAGAAGTGATACGCAGACTGTTATGATAAAAAACTTTTTAAAGAAAAAGAAAGACGCTGATTAGCGTCTTTTTTATTTCGCCATCTTCATTATGAAGAACGCAAAAAAGGAGGTTATCTAATGGGTATTAATTTCGTGGAGGGCTATTGGTCATCTCCCTTTGATTACCGGGACTATATCAGTAAAGCAGTTATCGCTACAGACTCCCCGGTCGAGCGGGTCTTCTCCTGGCGACGTAAGGAAATTCGGATTATCGACCAGGGGCCTTTCGGGATCTGTGTCGGGGCTGCTGCTGCCAAGATCAAGGAAATCCAGGAGGCCAACGAAAGAGACCTCCCGGAAGGCGGGTTCTCCCCGGTATACCTCTATGAGAAAGCCAAAGAGAAAGATGGGGAACCGGATGTCGAGGGTACTTATCCACGGGTCATGTTACAGGCTATGGTCGACAGCGGAGCATTACCGGAAAAAGACCTTCCCCAGACGTTACTTACCGACATTACGAAACTGCCGGTAATTACCCCGGAAATGGACGAAAAAGCTAAAGCCTTTAAGATTAAACCGAATTACGCGAGAGTCCCGGTCGAAGACCTGACCGCTTTAAAACAGGCGATTAAGAATTCCCCAGTTATGGCTGGGGTTATGGTATGTTCTTCTTTCGTCGATGCGAAGGGGGGATATATTCCTTCTCCTTCCGGGTATATCCTGGGGGGCCACGGTATCGCTTATATCGGTTGGAATGATAACCTCGTTTATACCTACCCTGACGGTCATATGGAACAGGGCTTCGTTGAGTTTACGAACTCCTGGGGTCCAGAGTGGGGGGATAAGGGCCACGGATGGATTCCTTATTCGCTGCTGAAGTGGCAGACCTCTAACCTGGGTATGCCGTTCGTTATGGAACAATGGCTTATGTTTGACGTGGTAAGCAGGGTTAAATATTGGAAAGTCCAGGTCGGGGCTTTTTCTGTTAAGTCCAACGCTGAGAGACGGGTCGGTCAGCTTAAACTTTTGGGCTACCCGACATACCTTCCTCCGGTGGGGTCCGATGGGCTTTACCGCATCCAGGTCGGGGCTTTCGAAGAAGAATTCCGGGCCGGGAACTTAAAGCTATCCCTGATCGCTAATGGCTTTAAAGATGCCTTTATTGTTTACGGGTATTAATTACCAGTAAACCTCATTAAACAACTTCGCTCCGTCAGGCTTATTTATCAAGTGTCGGGATTAAAACCGAACACTAAAAAATGAAGGAGTGAAGAATTTAATGGGAGAGTCAAATGTTTCTACGTACCAAGAAAATTACAAGGTGTTTACTACAAGGCAGAGGTCCATTTTCCATCGAGTAATTAGGAAAGATGGGTATGCTGTTATTGAAATACCCTATACTCCAAAAGCAACTAAAAAAACTGAATATATTAAAACATTAGTAAGTCTCGTTGATCTTTCGGAAGTTTTAAAACACAGATGGTATGTCACAGATAACGGTAAAGGAACTTATTATATTAGTACCTTCATCAACGACTCCGGTAAACGAAAAAAGGTTTATCTCCAAGATCTTATAATGGGATGTGTCAACTCTACTATGGTCGCCGACCATGTATTCCATGATACCCTGGATAACCGGAGAGAATATCTTAGAGTGGTTACAAAAAAGGAAAACTCGCAGAACAGAGCGGGAGCAAATAAAGGGAGTACGACTGGAGTTCGTAATGTTTATTATAATGAAAAGTTTGACTATTATTATGTTCAGTTATTTATCAACAAATCATGTAGGAGATTAGGTAGTCATTATAAAACCCTGGAGGAAGCTGCTTGGTGGGCTGCGTATTACCGTTCAATTTACTACCCGAATTCCTTAGAATACCGGGAGCGGGTCGCTAATATCCATTTCGGGTTAGCGTAAATGGCTGAAATTATCCCGTTCCCGGACAAGCAGTACCAGATCATTTACGCCGATCCTCCGTGGTCGTATAACGATAAAATGAGGGGCCATAGTTTCAGTCTGGACCATGAGTACGAAACCCAGCCTTTAAACTGGATCGAGGCTCTCCCGGTAAAAGACCTAGCAGCCAAGGACTCGGTACTCTTTCTCTGGGCTACGTCCCCGCTGCTACCAGAGGCTTTCGAAGTGATCCGGGCCTGGGGGTTCCAGTATAAGACTATAGCCTTTGCCTGGGTCAAAACTTCAAAAAATGGTAAATGGGTTTATAACCTGGGCCGGTGGACGATGGCCAGTACCGAAATGGTTCTCCTAGCGACCAGGGGCCGACCTCAACGGATTATTAAAAACGTAAAACAGCTAGTTATAGCGGAAAGGACGGTACATTCTAAAAAACCAAATGAGGTCCGGGACCGGATCATTGAACTTATGGGAGATTTACCACGGATCGAGCTTTTCGCAAGGGCCAGGGTCGAGGGCTGGGATTCGTGGGGCGATGAGGTGGCTTAATGGAACACGAATTAATTATTTATATTATCCGTTGGCAACTGTCTTCTCTAATACTGGCTCCGGTTATACATTACGGTAATAAGCGGAGGTGGCCATCATGGTTATCCGCGACAGTCGCTAACTTTATCGGATCCTTAGTATTCTTTCCGTTCGATAAATTCGTAACCTTCGGAGGGTGATATATATTAGCGAATCAGAAAAAGCGGAAAATGCTATAACGCTTATTATAAGGGAATATCAAAGGGCTACCGAACTTAACGGGCCTTTCCACAGTTCACATGAGGGGTATGCAGTTATAAAAGAAGAACTGGATGAACTCTGGGACGAGGTAAAGAAAAAAGCGAGAGACCGGGATTATACGGAATTAGAAAAGGAAGCCGTCCAGGTCGGGGCAATGGCCTTAAGGTTTATAATTGACATATGCCAAGACAAGGAAAGGCAGAAAGTGTAAGGGCAACGGTAACGCTGGGAATTACCGTTAAAGAAAAGACTACGACTGGAGGGGGCCAGCCTCCAGTTCTGAAAGACTCCGCTTCCGGTGTTGAGATGAGGCTATTATATAGAAAGCAGAATTACTGACGCACCAGGATGGCTCCTGGGGCGTTTTAATTTGGTGGGCAGGGTGATTGTATTACGATATTACGTAAGAGTCTAATTCGGGCAGCTACGCGTCCTGGTGGCAACCTGGAAGGAAAGGGGGGTCGGGTATGCTCGAAAAGAAAGAACGACGCGAGCGGATCAGAAATATACAGCGAAAAATTAACTCATACCAGGAGTTACGAGGTAAAAAAGGGCTGACCGAAGAGCAGTCATCTATACTATGTAGTACGATGCAGGAATATCGACGGCTGTTAAGGATTGATAAAGCCGAAGACGATATGCTTTATTTTATGTACGAATATTTTAGCGACGACTTAAACCCGGAAAACGACCAGAACCTAATTCCTGCCGGGGTCTCTATGTCGGACGCTCCGAAGTTCCATAAGGAACTCTGCCGTCTATTGGATACTGTCTCTAACACGAACCCGACCGCGAGGATCGCCTGGGCTGCTCCACGGGGTCACGCGAAGTCAGCCTACCTTTCGAACTGCTTCCCGGTCCATGAAATAGTATTTAAAAAGCGGAGGTATATTCTGATCCTCTCGGAGACGGATACGTCCGCGAGGAAGTTTATCGAATGGATTAGTCTGCAGCTTAAATTTAATAAAAAACTTCGGGAAGACTTCGGGGAGTTAATGGCTACCGCGAAGTCTTTTAATACTAAGGATACCCAGGAAGCTTTCGCAACCCTTAACGGTATATTGGTCGAGGCTGCGAGTATCGGTAAGCAGCTACGGGGCAAGCGACACGGTTCCTACAGGCCGGACCTAGTTATATGCGATGACCTGGAGTCTCAAAAAAACACGAATACCCCGGAACTCCGGGAGAAAAACCTCTACTGGTTTAACTCGGTCGTGATCCCGATCGGCGACCCGGAAAAAACTGCCTTCGTTTATATGGGTACGATTATCCACGGGCGGGGGCTATTACCCGCGATCCTGGAAAGGTCGGACTTTGAATCCAAAGTTTACGCAGCTATAATGTCCGGGCCAGACCGGGGCGACCTCTGGGAAAAGTTCGAGGAGATATACCGGGACCAGGATAATGAAAACAGCCAAGAGGACGCTTTAGCGTTTTATAACGATAACAAGGACGAAATGGATAAGGGGGCCAAAGTCCTCTGGCCTTATAGGTTCCCATATTATCAGTTAGTTATGGAGAGGGTTAACATCGGGAGTCGGGCGTTTAGCTCGGAATTTATGAATAACCCGATTGACGAGGAAACCCAAATCTTTAGACCGTCCATTTTTACCTTTTTCGATTACGGGGATTTACTGGATGATAAAGGCAAGAAACTTCCCCTGGACTTTTATCTCGCCTGGGACATCGCCTTTGGTAAAAATAATCGAAGTGACTATAATGCGATCGTCGTCGTGGGTAGACATAGAAAAACCGGGGTTCTATACGTGGTAGATACCTGGGCGAAAAAGTGTCCCGCTCATGAGGCTCTTAATGTTGTAGTCGAAAAAATTATCATGTACAGACCTAAGATGGGGGGAGTCGAAACCGTCCAGGCTCAGATCGACCTCTTTAGGCAGCTACAGGAAAGATTAGCAAAGGAACGGATTTATCATATAAAATTACGGGGCATCGTCAGCAGGACTAAAAAAGAGGAACGTATCGAGTCCCTGGAACCCATTATCGAAAACGGTATCCTTCGCTTTATGCGAAACCAAAGGCTGCTTTTAGAAATGTTAGAACAGTACCCCAGCCACGACCACGACGACCTCCCGGATGCGTTACAGATGGTCATCGAAATGTGCGGGGGGTATCGTAGAAAAACATTATTTAAAAAACCAAAGGGCTTGTAGGTGGACGTTTTAGGTATCCCATTAGATGGGTAGTTTAAAATCTGCTCGAAAGGGGGTTATGACTTTGGCTTTATTCGGTGTCGGGGAATATTACCCTCCCCTAACCCATAAAAAACGTATAGCCAGGTATAAGGAAAATAAAAAGTTATTCCTGGGTAAACATTACGACGTATTCGTCCGAGTACAGAGTTTACTCTCGAAAAGACAGAACGAAATAGTCTACGTTTCGGCGAACCTTCCGGGTATTATCTGTAAGAAGTCAGCCGATTTTTTATTCGGGGAATCTCCAGGATTTTCTGCCGGCAAAGAGAGCAGTTCCCCTGAACAAAAGGCTCTCGAAAGACTGGTCGAGGATAACGAACTGAATATAACAAACTACGAGTCCTCTCTGGGAAACAGCTACAGAGGGGATTCGTTTTATAAGGTTCGCTGGGGTCAGTATTACGAAGGGGTAGTCGATAAGGAGATCGATCCCTTTAGGGTCTTTATCGAGTCACAAAACCCG